AAGGTGCCGTTTGTTGGTGTTATTAGAAGACCTGACGTTCAGCCAGGTACAAATCCGTCTATTGTTAGAACAATTCCAGAAAGACTTCAATTTCATTACGCTTCTGTGGCAACGTGGAATGGAACTCAAATGGGCGCGGATGTTTATAAAATACCGCAACCAGTTCCAGTGGATATTAGTTTTGAGGTTACTATTGTTTGTTCTAAACTTAGAGAATTAAATAGATTTAATAAAATTGTTCTTCAGAAATTTGCATCAAGACAGGCATACACTGTTGTTAAAGGTCATTATATACCAATTATAATGGATAAGATTGAAGATAATTCCCCAATAGACCAGATAGATGGACGTAGATTTTACATGCAAACCTATCAATTTACAATGCTTGGATTCTTGATTGACCAGGAAGAATTTGAAGTAAAACCGGCGGTAAGTAGATTTTTCTTAATGACAGAATTTGCTAAAAATACAAATTTTCAAAAAAAGTACCCAAATAAGAGAATTGACATTACTGTTGCCACGTTTATTGCTGATGGAATGCAAACAGCATTTAGCGTTGGTGAAAGTATTAGTATGTTGTTTAATGTGGCTATTAATGGTCTTTTACAAGAAAGAGATGTTGATTTTTTTCATATTGCTGGAACCTCTAAAATAACCTTTGCGTCATCACCACCAGAAGGTAGTTCTGTAACAATAACATATTTTAAAGGTAGAAATAGTGTTTTTATCGATAGTTTTGGTAAGACTTTACAGGTAACAACAGAATATTTTGTTTTTGATGGATCTAGTTTATTCTTCACCTTATTAAATGCTATTGATAGTGTTGTTAGTTTAGATATTAATGGTCTTATAGAAGAAGAAGGTCAAGGCTTCGATGTAAGTGGTGCAAGTCAGATAAAGTTAAATTTTTCACCTACTTTAGGATCTAAGATTGGTATCACATACGTGTATTAATCTTCATCATAAATGTCCGTCTTTTTAGGTTTTGTAACCTCTTCTATGATTTTTTCTAGAACCTTATAAATTTTTAGTCCTTTTTTATCACAATAAGTTTTTAACATTTCGTGATGCTTTTCGCTGATTTTTACGTTTTTGGTTTTCTTTTCCATAGTTAAAGATAAATAATGATATAAAAAGATAAATAAGGATATAAATACAGAAAAATCCGGAAATCTTTGCTGAAAACAAAGATATTTATTTGGTAAGAATAAAATTATTTAACCAAACATTTATCAATGGCAAATTCAAACAGAGTATTCGTTTCTCCGGGTGTCTATACATCAGAGAAAGATTTAACATTCGTAGCTCAAAGTGTAGGCGTAACAACATTGGGTCTGGTTGGTGAGACATTAAAGGGTCCAGCATTTGAACCAATATTAGTTTCTAATTTCGACGAATTTAGAACATATTTTGGTGGTACAAGTCCTGCAAAGGATGGTAGCGGAAACCCAAAATATGAACTTCCATATGTTGCGAAGTCATATTTACAAGAGTCTAACCAATTATTTGTTACCCGTGTTTTAGGACTTACTGGATATAAACCAGGCAAAACTTTTAGCATTAAAGCTTTAGGTGGTGTAACCTTAGGTTCATTAAGTGGATCAACTGGAAATATTTCATTAATTCCAACTTCAGGCGGCATTACCGGTAGCACAATTTATGCAGAATTATCAGGAAAAACTTCAACAGAAGGTTCTTCTATTACAGATTATCTAGTTGCTGCAACTAATTCAGGCGGTGCTTATGCACACAACGAATGGTTCACGATTGGTGAAGTACCAGATTCTGCTACAAGTTCACTTACTGGTACAGAGTTATTATCACCGATCGGGGCTAATAATAATAAAGATTGGTATAACACCTTCTTTACAAAAACTGGATCAACAGATTCTACAATCGATGGGGTTTATTCTTATCTTTTTGTATATTCAACAGGAACTTCAGAATTTACTGTAACAAGATTCAAATATAATGCATCATTAAATACTGATTACCATGACATGCAAGTTTGCTTGTTAAGATCAAGAGGTAGTTATGTACAAAATACATTAGTTCATAGAGTTACAGGTAATACAGTTTCAGTAACTGGTGCAGATCTTGCTAACAATCCGTTAGCTGATTTCACAATAAGTGTTACTGATATTGATTCAGACGTAACAACATTTAACTGTTCAATGAATCAAACATCAACAAAATACTTAACAAAAGTATTAGGTTCTGATGTTTTTGATAAAGATAGAGTTGAGTATCCACTATATGTTCATGAAGCTTATCCTAACTTAGTTGTTAATCTTTTTGAACAAGGTTTAATTAGAGGTTTAAGTACAACAGTTGTTAATACTACTGAAGGTGACAACTTTATGACACAATGGGATATGGCTGGTTCATCAACTGTAGTATCTGAAGTAAGAGGTGGAAAAGTATTTGAATTATTTAGCTTCTTAACAATTTCTGATGGTGATGCTTCAAATTACGAAGTAAAAGTAACAATTCAAAATATTGATCTAGATACAGGTGAATTTGATGTTTTAGTCCGTGACTTTAACGATACTGATGCTAATCAAGTTGTAGTAGAAAAATATTCTAGATGTACAATGAACCCAGATTTACCTGGTTATATCGGTAGAAAAATCGGTACTTCAGATGGTGAATATGAATTAAGATCAAAATATATCATGTTGGTAATTGCAGACGACGCACCAACTGACGCAATACCTGCAGGTTTTAAAGGTTTAACAACAAAAGCTAACATTGGTGGTGTACGTTTTAAAACTACCTATTATGATGCTGGTGATGTTTTATACTACGAAGCAAATGGTACACCTGTAACAACTAATGGTGATAAAGTTAAAAAAGTAACTTTAGGTTTATCAACAGATGAACACTTCGTTTATGATAGAGATATGTTTAAGTTCAAAGGTACTAACGCATCTGATGCAACTTTTGGTTTCCACCTATCTGTAAACGCAGCGAATATCACAGGTACTAGTGGCGAAAATTTATACAAAACAACTGCTTACGATTTAGAAGGTACAAGTAAAGGTAAATTAGACGGAATCGGATTCCGTAAATTCACGATGCCTGTATTTGGTGGTTTTGATGGTTGGGACATCTACAGAAATGTAAGATCAAATGGAGATGGTTTTATTTTCGGAAAAACAACTTACATCTCTGGTCACACAACAAATGGTGGTGTGTTCAATAATGCAGTAGGTAATTCAGATTACTACGCTTTCTTACAAGGTATTGAAACATTCAAAAACCCAGAAGCTGTTGATATTAACATTTTCGCAACACCAGGTATTAACTGGAACGATCATAGCTCACTTGTAAATCAAGCGGTAGATATTATCGAAAATGATAGAGCGGATTCATTATATATTGTTAACTCACCTAATTTCAGTGGTACAACTGGTGCTGACGAAGTTATCGGTGCATTAGATGATTTAGGATTCGATTCTAACTACTCAGCAACTTACTGGCCTTGGATTCAAGTAAGAGACACAGATAATGCAACTCAACTTTATATTCCGCCAACAGGTGAAGTATTGAAGAACATTGCTTTAACTGATAATGTATCTTATCCTTGGTTCGCAGTCGCTGGTTATTCAAGAGGTCTTGTAAACTCAATCAAAGCAACTAAAAAGTTAACTCTTGACGAAAGAGATGAACTTTACAAAGCAAGAATTAACCCAATCGCAACATTCTCTGATACAGGTACTATTATCTGGGGTAACAAAACATTACAAGTTAGAGAATCTGCACTTGATAGAATCAACGTAAGAAGATTATTGTTAAGAGCAAGAAAGTTAATTTCTGCAGTAGCTGTAAGATTATTGTTCGAACAAAACGATGATCAAGTTAGACAAGAATTCTTAAGATTGGTTAATCCAATTCTTGAATCAATTAAAAAAGAAAGAGGTTTATATGATTTCCGTGTAACTGTATCAAATGATCCAGAAGATATTGATGCTAACACATTGAGAGGTAAGATTTACATCAAACCTACAAGAGCATTGGAATTCATTGATGTTGAATTTATTATCACACCAACAGGTGCTTCTTTTGAAAATATCTAAAGCCAAAATCTGGCTATCAAGGGGGTGGTTTTTACCACTCCCTTTTTTATTAGTATAAGATAGTAATAATAGAATTATAGTACATTGAAAATCAGTACTTTAGTAATATTAGAAATAAGAAATATTAGAACATTGAAATATTAGTATAGTTAGTACATTAGTATTTTAGTAACGTAGTAGCAAAAAGCTAAGGATTTTTTTTCAAAAAATCAAGTATTTGGGAAAATAAATTTTATTTCACATATTGATATATTT